AAAATGCAACCAAACCAGTGAAAGGGATCAATGAATGCTGGAACTGATATTAACAGTACTGGCGATTGCAGCGATTATGGCAGCTACCATACCTGCTGCGCTGCTGTCGGCCATGGTGCTGATCGGTATCATCCTGCTGAGCATCGGTGCAGTTTGCGCCATCACGATTGAGGCGCAGACATGAACGTATGGGTGGTAGCACGATGATAAAGCGTGAGGAGCTTTTGGAGCTGATAACGTGGCACGGCACCATGCGAAGGCTTGCATGGGAGCAAGTGGTAGAAGCCAAGGACAATCATTCACGGGAGGTGCATCTCAAACGTTTCAACAAGCACGGCGAAACGATAGACGTTTTGACGTCTATTTTACGCTTTGCTTCATCTGTTGAGGAAGCGCTAAGATCATAGAATATGAAGACTAAGGGCTGGGATCAAACCCAGCCCTTATAGTTTTCCCGCTTTATTCAAACATCGGATGCAAAATAGATACTGATGGTAATTTCCGTAAGTTTATATTTGAATAGTTAAGCCAAAGGGTGAGGCAAAATGAGCAGAAGACCCACAGGTAAAAAGGCGATGACGCCGCCTCAACGCCAACGTCAACACCGTATAAAGGCTGAAGCCATGTCTACATCTTATGTAGTTGCCTTATATGAAACCGACAAAGCATATGGCGGGCCTGAGGAAGGTGGCTGGTGGTACGATACAGGTACGCTTGTCAGGATCATCAAAGTCTTCAAAAATGAAGATAAGGCATGGGAATATGTTAACAGAGCCACGCCTTCAATTGATAAAGTGCTCAATAAAGACCGCTACCCAGTCAGTTCTGTACTGTGCACAGGATGGTACAGCTTGGAAGTGCATGAGGATATAGCCCCGCAAACTTACCCAACTAAGACACCGCGCTATAAGTAAAAAGACACATGACCGATAAACACGAATTTCAATGGGCTGAAAACCTGCCTCACATGGGTGTAAGGCGCTTCATCGCTGAACGTCTGCGTTCCGAGCTACCTTCACTTGAATTAGATGAAATAGTTTGCAGATACCTAAATATAGACAGAGTAGTTCCATGCACTTCAAATCTGCAAGCCGCAATTTCCCTTATACCTAGGGATTGGTGGTGGCACCTATCACATTTAGAAGCTAAAGTCATCCCAACAACTCCAGTTAATGGCGCTCCAGTTTCTAATGCTCAGCTTTATGATTTCTATGGTAAACCGATTGGTTTTGCAGCGATGACTCATGAGCGGTCGACTTTAGCAGTAGCGGTCTGTGAAGCACTTCTGAAAGCATATTATGATCTACCATCGGCATTTGTGGTTGAAGCATCGGCATCTGCTCATGTAGATTTCATGTCAAAGATGCAGCGATTAAAGCATTCAAATCACAATAAAAGGAAATATGGACGGGCAAAGGAGTAGAACATGTCAACGCTCAGGCCACATATTCAGTATTCAGATAAATGGACACAGCAAGATCAAGATGATTTAGACCTTATGTTTATCGAGGCTAAACGGTTAAATATGTGGTTCTACAGTCAGAATTTAACGGGTACACACTGGTTCAGCCCCGATGAATTAGATCAGGAACAAGCTAAAGGCAATTATTTATGGGGCAAAGTTAACTGGACTTTAAAACACCCCGAAACTTATCTTAGACAGTTATTAGATGAACTCAAAACCAAGTCAGCAGAATTAGATCAAGTCCGGACAAAGATGCGTAACGTAAACAAATGGATACACGATCACCAACAGGAGGTATATTAATGTTTGAGCCAACAATGAATCTGCGGATTAACAGATTCAGAAAGATGATTCCAGACCCTAATGCCCCAGCATCTGGTCACTTAGAATGGGTTGAAGTTTTGGAACAAAGATTTGTGGATGAATTAAATCAGGAGGATTGGAGGCCAGTTCCGAAAGTTATTTCGAGGTGATCTAGATACAAACGTCGGACTACCCCGGATGGATATTAAAATAAAGGGGTGGCCCAAAAGCCACCCCTAATTCTGCCCCTCCTAAAACTCTTTGGCCCACTTGATCGCAGCACTGGCAGCGCCTTTAGGCGTCTTACCTTCATCATACCAGTCACGTGACGGCCAGTCAGGCAGATCATTGGCACTCAGGCCGACCTTTTTCTGTACCTCAATGTCAACCAGCTTGAACCAGTCTTCGTATGATTTCTTAGCCATACCAAAAACCTCAAATGCCAAGCCCCAATACAAAGTATAGCAATAAAACAAAGAATCAGCTAATATCAAACTCCGAGAAACATCTTCTTGCCAGTCTGAGATTTATGAAGCCTAGCCCCGAACACCCCAGAAATGATAAAGTATTTATTAGAAAGGCATCAAAGAAGCCTTGGATGTATGAAACAGTAGCCAGTACTGCTGCACACAGTGCCCCAAGGAAACAGAGGTAGGCTAATATTCTGTGAAGCTTTTCTATCATGGGTCTAACTCCAAACAACACAGACAGTATATATCTAATTCAGAAAATAAAAGGAAATAACCTATCAGCATCTAACTCAAAATCATATAACGTGACTAACCATTACCCAAGGGCTAGTCACATCCCATGTTCAAATCGCCAGGACAAATCCGTGATTATCTGACAAAGAAAAGAGAGTATAAAGTCATAGGAAGTGGATTACACAGTATGGCCTTACATAAGCCACCTCACAAGAAAATCATAAAATTATCACGGGATATGGATATGTGGCCAGATTACATACTATGGGCAAAGGAACATAATTACCTAGGGAATAAAGCACCACTAGTTTACTCACTAAGAATTGAGAAAGAACACCACGAACATCAAGTAAAGAACTTATATTATGTAGCATCAGTAGAACTCCTGACCGATGCTAACGATTCACCAGAACAGACCGACCTCATCAAAAAAATAGAATGTTATGTACGCATACATAATTGTGGATCACACGATCAGATAGATCTACCAGATGATTGGAAAGAATTTTTAGAAAATTACAAAATGGAATTCAAGATGTACCCCTCAGATTTGGGTGGACGTAATTGGTTATCACGACAGGGGGAACTAGTTCTGAATGATCCATCGGGTTCAGATAGCCGATACAAACAGGTTCAGAAGCTTAAGATCAAGTAAAAAGGACAAACCATGTTTGAAGCACCGCAACTGGATGAGGTAGCCAAAGGTTTACTTGAGGCAGCCAACCTTATTAAGGAACGTGGATGGTGGAATGGAAAGATACAGCCTGAAGAACGACAGATATGTGCAGCGATGGCTATTCGCGAAATATTTGGGGATAATCGACGCCTAGATTGTGAAGAAGCATTTATAAGGTTGGCTAAACAGGCTGGGGTTGCAGTAAGGGGTGATATCCCTTTATGGAATGATAGTCAAGATGCGCATACGGTCATAAGGACTATGCAGGAAGCAGCTTATAACCACTCGAAATTATGGAATCAACTGTAAACCTTGTGAGGTAGCCTTATGTTTACACCTGATAAAGATGCAAAAGATCACGAAGGCTTTCACGGTGATGACCACCCTGATGAAAGCCCTTTAGCTGTCATCTGGCGTGGTGAAGGTCAGGTGTATGACGAAGAACGACATACCGGACCGGGTTGGTACTACGCCGTACTGATACCGGGTGACCTACCCGAATTTGTATCACCCGACGGGCGTAAATGGGCCTTAGCCGATGACTGGAACGGCCCCTTTCAAACGTCGACTGACGCCTACAATGCTATCACATATCCACAGGTAGGCTAATAAGTACGGGAACAGCTAGAGCTGTTCCCCTTCTTGAAACTAAAAAGTCGGAGACAATATCTAAGTATATCCGATGTCAGCTACCCCCGTATTTGATGTTGTGGATTTGTTGTTTGGATAGGTTGTAGCGGACAGCTAGGCGGTGGATGGGTTCATGACTGGTTCGGATGATACTGATCTGGTCGGGGGTAAGACCAAGTTCATGGTATACAGCCTGTTCAAGTCGGACTAAACGTGAGTCTAGGTCTGTGAGTTTATCGAGGATCGGTTTTAGGGGGTTTGACATGTTATATTCCATAGATCAAGGAAATGGGAGAATGTAGAACTCGAGAGTTCGGATGTAAGTTTATCGGGGGTATTATACCGTGTTTTTACGGAAGATACCCCCATAGACCCCATTAGACTTGGCAGACGAAGACGAATTAGAAGAATAAGACGACGACAATTTTAGTAAGTATACCGTCTCTATCCTTATCCATATCGTCTAAGGCCACGCAGTCGTCTGGCATATATTGCCACCTTATCGGATAGCTATCCGAACTCTATCCTTATCCTAACCTTATCTATATCGTCGGAATACGGTATCAAAACCATATCGTCCTCCAAGCTTATCCGCAGTCATCGGATCAGTTTATCGTCGTCTCTATCCTTATCTATATCCATATCGTCCGATCATGAGCACCTGGTCCGCAGCCGTCGACGCACCCGGACGAGGCCGGATGGCACCCAGCTATTGACAGCTAGCCAAAACGTGGCTAGCCCCTTTCACAAATTTGTGACTAGTGATGGGGCTGTGGTAGCTAGTCAAACAAGCTTTTATGTGACATATATACGTCACGGTTTGGTTACTGCTAAACCGGGCTATTTGACAAGTGAACAAGCAAAGGCGGTTTGGCCCATTAGGGGCCAGCCCGTAGCTTTGCCAACAATGAGGTAAGTGTTATGAATGAACCTAAAGGGTTTGGTGCACTGGCTGGCTTGTTCACCAAGCCGTCAACTGAGGTTGAGCCTGATCAACCGGCAACCCCGGTTGAGGCAGCTACCACGGCGGCAACGGTTGAACCGGCAACCCCGGTTGAGCCTGCAACGGTTGAGCCTACCGCCAACCCTGAAAACGCGCCTACCGTGACCGCTGACGCGGGTGAGGGTGAAGCCGCTGCACCCGTAGCGGCCAACCCTGAAACGCCCACCAGTGACGTGCCTACGGTCACGGCAAAGGGTACGGTCAAAGGTGACCGGGGTGCACCGCCTGCTAAGCCCAAAGGTGAAACCAAGGCGCAACGCAAAGCCCGTGAAAAGGCTGCACGTGATGCGCGGTTGGGCAAGGGCAAGCCTGATCAACCGGCAACCCCGGTTGACCAGCCCGCACCGGCAACCCCGATTGAGCCTGCAACGGCAAGCCCCTCAGTTGAGGTAGCGGCAACACCTGCTACTGAAACTGACATGACCAACGTGTTAGGGTATGACTTGACACGCTGGCCCAATGAACCGGGCTTGCCGCCGCTCAACCCCGTGTGGCGGCACCAACAAGTTGACGCCGCAACCGGCAAGCCCGTGACTGATGAACACGGGCAACCGGTCATGATTGAAACCACGTTGAGCATGATTGACTTTATCAGGGTTGCTCATGCCAGCCATATCATGACACGGCCGGTCACCAAGCAGGCACTGGCGCTGGCCTGCTACTGCCGGCCTGACGCGCACAAGTACAGCCTTGAAATTTGGGCATACGTGTTGCGTGTGGTTTTTGACCCCCACAACTCAGTGCTTGACCCAAAGCGCAACATCATCACCCGCGCCACGCAAGGGCCGCATGCCATGTTTGTTTACATGACAAGCAATGTGGGCAACCGCAAAACCTACCGGTTGAGCCTAACGGCGTACGGCTTGGGCAAGGTGCGCAAAGCGCTTACGGCTGAAAATGCGGCATATCAGTTGCCGCAGTATTTCACGGCGTAAAACTCAGGGCAGGGTTAGCAATAACCCTGCCCAATATATTTTCATTAGGCAATATGCCATAACCTGCAAACTGAGGTTAAACTAGTTATGACAACTAATGACAATATCACGGTTGAGGTTCACGGCAACAAGTTGGTTATCACTGTTGACGTATCACCCGCTGCAATCAGTGCCGCGCCACTGGCCTCAACAGGCGCGGCTAAGCTCATAGCGTCAAGCCGTGGCTGGCTTGAGTTTGAAAATGGTGAGGGGCAACAGGCCGCTGTGAACCTTGCAGTTACATCACGCCATGGCGTACGGCCAGCCGTACGTCACGTACGTCAAGTACGCAAGTAACCCTGAGCTAAACCCACCCGGTCAAGTTTAACCCTTGACCGGGTTTTATTTTAACTGAATAGGTAAATACTATTTACCTATGTATATAAGTAGTTTAATTAAATAGGTAAATAGTAATAGGTAAATAGTATTTACCTTAGTATATAAGTAGTTTAATTAATACCTAATAAGTTTAACTAGGTATACTATATACTATACAATAACCCAGTACCATATAAACTAGCGGTTGAAAATTTTCCAATAAAAACAAAAAAGGTAGGCGGAATGGCAAGAATTTTGCGAGGTCTCTCTGTCTTTGGTAGGTTAAATTTCTGAATTTTATTCGTTTTTATCTTTAAGTGGCTTTGCGCTTGTCTTTGGTAGGTTAAATTTCTGAATTTTATTCGTTTTTATCTTTAAAAAGTGCTGGCTCCTCGGGTAGGGTTCGAACCTACGACCGCCCGGTTAACAGCCGGATGCTCTACCGCTGAGCTACCGAGGATCATACTTATTTGATTCTTGGGATATTGACAATATTAGTTGGCTCCGGACGGCTTATTTCTTTTCGCGGCTGTTCAACTTCAGGTTCTTTCTGAACCAATTCGAATAAAGTCCGGTTCAGTGTAACCGTAATCTGTTCATCATGAGTTAACTGATTGTAGTCAAATATAGTCTCAAGCTCCTTTAATGAACGCCTTGAACCAGATTTTAACCGCCTCTTATTCTTTTCAGACCGTAAAACTTTGCCACTGTCAGTAAGGCGTTGTAACCCAAAACCGATTATGGGTTCAAACAGTATCTTATCGTTGAGCAGCACCCTCCTTGCCGAAGTCAGGACACGTTTGACATCAGGCACCGTTGTTTTGGTGCGCTTTGCCAGTTCAGAATAACTAATGTCATCATTGACACCCCTTAAGATGACAATGACGGCATCAGTCAATTGGGAGCGTTTGAATCTCACTCAATTATGTCCTCAAATTTGATGTTTGTAATTTCATACCGACCATTCAAGCCACCGTTAGACGGCCTGAACTGTCCTACGCCAATTGATCGGCCGGCATACTTGATAACCTTGGTGAAGACATCATGATTGATCTTAGGCTCCAAGACCACAAAGCTGGTGACACCCTGCCATTGAGGCGTCTGTGGTAGCGTACGTAAGACACGCTTACCTGACGTACGGTTCCCATCAACGTGAGCGTTGATCCTGACAAAGCCTATCTCATCCTTTTTGATGCCGATCGACATATTCTGTTCGCAGAATACATCACTGACAAAGAACTTGGTGAGGCGAGCCTTCTTTGAATCTGGGTCAGGTATGCTGAGCCGGGTTGCTGCTGCATCTAAGCACTGTTTGAAGGCCATGGCTGGTACGTAAATAATACCGTTTTCATCGTAATGGCACTTTTCACGCCACGTACGTTCTTCATAAACATCATGGCTTTCACCCTGTTTGAATGGGGTATAATGTTGCCTTGACTGGCTGAGGGGAGCCATACCCCGGATACTGACTATCGCTCGATACATCTGTATTCTACTCCTTTTACTTTGTCGTGTTGTACTGTCATGGAGTGTATCTTGTCATGTCATAGTGTGCGGTGTCGTGTCATGAAGTCAAATCATTTATTAGATATAATCTGCCATTGTAGAATGTTGTGATGTAGCGTCCTGTGGAGTGCGGTGCCTTATAGTAACGTGTTGTGGTGTCAGAGTGATATGGCATGTCATGGAGTGCAGTGTTGCGGTGTTTCGTGGTGTGCTGTGGTGTGCTTGTAAAGTTCTGTGTCGTAGAGCTGGCAATCTCTCTAAATTAAATCTGTCGTGACGTGCCTTGTTGTAGAGTGTTGTAGAGTAATTTGTTGTGTAGTGTGGTGTTTCGTACGTGGGGTGACGTGGAGTGTATTATAATGTAGCGATGTGTCGTGAAGTGTCTTGTTGTGCCGTACAGTGATATGACGTGCTGTATCGTAAGGGATCATATCGTGTAGTAACGTGTAGTGATGTGTGGTGACGTGATGTATGGTGACGTGATGTGCGATGTACCGTAGAACGTATAACGCATAGACAGGCAGCCTCTGAGTTTGGTTTAGAGCATTGACGTGTCGTGTTGTGCTATGTAGTGCTATGTAGTGCAGGATTGTGTCTTGTGGTGAAATGTAATGATGTTGAGTGTAGTTGAGTGTAGTGCGGTGTTGTGTGGTGATGTGCTGTGGAATGCAGTATAGTATAGTGTTGTATCTTATGGGGAAGTGTAGTGATGTGTGGTGATATTGAGTGCAGTGCTGTGTTGTGGAGGTACAGTATAGTGCTGTGTCCTGTAGTGTAGTGCGGCGTCTTGTGGTGAAGTGTCGTGTCTTACGGTGAAGTGTAATGAAATGCAGTGGAGTGTCTTGATTTTACGGATGGTGTATGGTGGCGTGAGGTGCGGTAAGATATTGTGTCATGACGTGACATGTTGTTGTGTGATGTGTAAGCAGAACTTAATTGACAGAACCACTAATTGACAGAACCACTTGGTCCTAATGGTGGTTCATAACTGAATTTACCTTTACATTTAGGGCAATGCCACAAGGCAGGCTCATTGATCTTCATCAATTGTGTATGTAGGGTACCACAAAATACACATTTAGGTGGGTTATCCCTTAAAAAGTTCTGTCTTTCTAAGATGTAATCCATGTTGTCAAGGATTTCTGTTAAGCCTGCAAGCATTTGTTTTCCAGCTTTGCTCATGCCTGTTCCAATATCGCTTTGATGGGTTTGTCAGGCTGGTCCTGATATTTGCCTGCATAAGGCATATCAGTCGGCTCATCCAATAGCTCAAAAATGACTTGTGCTATTGGATCACCTTTATGTAAAAACTGCTTATCCTTACTTTGATTGGTAATTTCAAGGGTTAGGTACCCCCTCCACCCCGGCTCAGCAACAGTATTCTGTACAAAAATACCCCGACGAGCCCAGGTACTTTTATCACAAATACGCATCAGCAGATGTGTTGGTAGATCAAAACATTCTACAGATGATGCTAAGGCGAATTCACCAACTCTCAACATGAGGTCCTGGGCTATCCGAATGTCATAACCGCAAGATGATAAACCATAGGTCAAACCGGATTGCGTCTGTTGCTGGCAGACAAAGGGTTTGATAAGGTATTCGCCGTAGCGGCGAATTGACTGCGCGCTTAAGATCATTAAATCCCCCCAAAGTGCCATATAGCCTTGACCCATGGCGGGACTGGTCCTCGGGCAAACATGCAGATGCCCAAGGCGTCACGGCCATCACGCAGCTCTTCCATTGAATTGCCAGTGGTCACAACATCTTCAGCAATGAGCAGGCGGCCACCTTCTTGACTGTACTTGGCAAGGGCCGTTGCAAAACGTAGGCCACCCCGCATGACAGGTTGCACTGTGCCGAAGGGCGGCAGCATCTTAACTGCTATGTGGGCCAAGGTTTGAATAGATTCATCGGTCAGGGCAGCGCAGTCGATGATCCAATCGGTATGTTGCCCCGAATGAAGAACGAACGTTCCTGATTTAAACAGACTCATTTAGATTACCTTTTTAGTGTTGTAGTAGATGTGCCCATTATACCAATAAATACTATTTCCATCATTGAAGACAGCGCCTTTTGGGCTGAGTGCTTTATCTAAATCTTTCTGAAGGAGCATATTTTTATATCTTAATTGATATGCTCTGCTAGAGACTTGAGATACGAAATGACCAAACATACGACAGGCAACCATGTCGGTTTTATATAAATATTCTTTAAGTATAGAAATAGATTCCTCTAGATCAGTACCGTACTTTTCCCCTTCATCTGGGTTAGCTGGTATGAATGCCATTGGGTCCGGTCCATATGCTGAATACTTTTTGACAGTCTTCCGGCATAGCCCTAACAGGGCGCAACCCTGGTGGCCAAAATAGATCGCCCTCTTTACAGAGTAGCCATGACTTAGCGGCATAGAATGGATCGAGGGGCGTCCCATCAGGCAGTATGTCAATGATATACTTATCGTATGGCACACTAGGTGGAATGAATTCTATAGGTCCAAGATTACTATTTTTATCGGGCAAATAGCGGGTTGCTAGGGTCATGATATTGGTTGCGCCGGTCATAGGTGACGTAGCCGCAACAACCACCTGTATGCCCGTCCCAGCGGTGCCTATGAGTACGCCAGCGGCCGTTAGACCGCTACCGCTGGGCACTATAATGCGTTTAATGCCCGGTGGCAGGTTGACGCATTGCTTGGCAGTATCGAGTATGGCCAATGGGCGATCCCACTGCACCACGTCTTTTAAATCAACGACTCGTTGTCGGGTCTTCTTGCGCACAACGCTCAGGTATCCGGGGCGTACTTCGTTTATCTCAGCGCCCATTTGTTCGCAGTATTTAGTGGCGGCAGTGCGCTGTGCCCGCGCGGGCACATAGATGATTGCCTTAGTTTTTAGAAGTTTGGCAGTGGCCGCTACATAAATTTGTTGTGCGCTGTTGGCGCTGCAACCAACAATGCATGGCGGCTCTTTGCCATTTTCATAAAAGCCATTTATCCATTCCACACCACCGGCCATATGAAAATATTGACGAACCTTGGAACCCGACGGATATTCAAGGTCTGTCCAAAACGCCAAATCTTCCCGTTTAACATATACACCGTTTAACTCATGAACTGGTGTAATGTTTGGATACAGTGCCATGTCAGCCTTCTATTGTACGTGGCGGGTCGCTTTTTAATTTTTCAATGAATTCTTTTGCTTCTTTTTCGCTTTTAAAAAGTCCTTTGCAATCGTTATACCCACCAAACTTGCGTTGCCATACGAAATAGCCTGTGCCAGTAAATTCGATATAATAAGTATCTAATTTACTTACATGCCATATGACTAATATGATAACAGTCGCTAAGATTACAAAAGTCATACTTAATCTCTTCTGTTGACGTTATTCAGCCTATCACAGACTTCATCAAGTAAAGGAAACGGATCAAACCCCGGAGGGAAGTATAACGTACCCTCAAGGTTAGAAAAGCCCGTTCCCTTTTCGCGGTAATTGATTCTGAAACGCCTCCAGCCTTTCATGCTGTATCCAGGTACTGCACTAGATTGGAGTATTTCTTCTGTCGTATCTACGTGTGATATCTCATAGACTTTAGTCATTCAGACGCTTCCGGCTTTGTGGTGCTTTCCCATGCGTAATCCCATTCCTGTATTAAGAACATGACGCAGTGCCACTCTTTGGTACGGTCAGAATCAAACTCCTTGAAATCAGGTGGCGGGCGGATAAGCCCCGCCCCCTCAGTGTAACCAAGGGACGTCAAGAACTGGTAAGGCCCACTGTCATCAATAGGATCACCGAAGTATTCATTCATCAGGTTGCGGAGTTCGGCTGTTGCTTCAGGCATCCCTACCTCACGTCATTGGTCCGGGGTGATGCAGTGACTTTCATCCCCAATGCTTTCTATGTGCTTCTACCATGAACTTATTGATGACATCTTTATCAACTTTGAGGTCACAACACGTATTGATTAATGTACGTAAATAGTTTTCGGCCGTTTCTATAAGTTGTAATACTTCACTAAGGGATTTATTACCAAGACGCACATTGCGCAGCAATGTTAAAGGAGGTTCTTCCATAGGCAGGCTTAGATGCTTATTTTGAAGGAGTTCAATACCTTGAAGACCCAGACGCAAGGCGTGCATAGCAAATTTTGTATCGTAGCCATATTTTTCAACAAGTTCGGGGCGGCTGACTTTAGGCGAACTTTCGCCTTTCAAGCGCGCTTTTTGCGCACGCAGATAACCCAGGAATCGTTTGCCTGATTCCTTGCTAATAAACTGATGTCGTAGATTGATGAGTTGGCGTCCTATATCTGTCTCAGTTGTGTAGGAAGGCAACCACAACAGAAGGATGACACTGGGATTACCTGCTGTAGCCAGCCTACAAAACTTGCGCAGGCTATACATGGTCAGATCAAGATCGCCCGGTTGGCTGCGTACGCCATCAGGTTGATCCCGTTGTATTAGGTGATCTATTGGACTAAGACCGCATACGGCTTCGGGCGGTTCTATAAATATGCCCATTTCGTCACGGTCATCTTGACCTTCGATCGCTAAACCATGCACGGTAGAACCAACTACCCCACGCAGGATTGTACTGTCAAATATCAATTCATTTCTTACTGACATTTACGTTGCCCATTTATGCCATCGGCCATCGGGGTATTGAATAGCGAAACTTCCTTGACCCTTTAATTGTTCTACTTTGGTCAAAGCTAAAGTTAGGCTAGAACACTCGCCCACCACTACACTGTCCTGGCCTTCTTGGGTGCAGTGTATCTTGTATTTGCCTGAGGGTTTTTTCCCATTTCTGATAAAATGCCGTTGTCCCATCATGGGGCACCTGATACTAAGTTTGTACAACCCCTTATATTATACGGTTTTTTTAATTAATGGCTCAACAGCTTATTGCGATTTAACATACAGAAGGAAATCGCAGATGTCTTATTGGGCTGTGGCAATGACAAAGGCGGCATCTGAGCGCATAGCTCAGTTCAATTTAGTACGTCAAAATTTTGAGACGTACTTGCCTAGGTATATTACTAGAATAGGCAAAGAAATTAAGGTAAAAATATTATTTCCAAGATACATATTTGTCCGAGTAGATTTACAATGGCACTCAATTAATGGTACTAGAGGGGTCACCAGACTTATCATGAATGAATCGAAGCCAGCCCAGGTTCCTGAGCGGATCATAACTGATTTAAAATCAAAGGAAGATCAAAAGGGCTTTGTCATGCTTCCAGCACCATTGAAATTTAGAAAAGGTGAAACACTGAGAGTTGTCAAAGGTCCATTGGAAGGGTATATTGCCATTTATGATGGAATGCGCCCTAATGAAAGGGTGCGCGCTCTAGTTCAAATGTTAGGCCAGTCCGTTCCAGTTGAACTGGATGAGGGGGATCTGGCAGCGGTAGCCGTGATTAAAGAGGATGAAGTTGAATTATGACAGATCCAGTTCAAGTAAAAGTACGCGGCACGGTGAAGTGGTTTTCAGATGAAAAAGGATTTGGATTTTTAATGTGTGAAGGAGTTGGTGTGGATGTATTCGTTCACAAACAACAACTTCAAAAATCAGGCGTCGATGACATTAAAGAAGGCGATCGTATTACCTGTGTGGTGAACAAAGGCATAAAAGGCATGTATGCCACATTGATAGCTAAAGACTAATGACCGTTAGATGGTATCATTATATTATATATAATCTCAGACTGAGATTATGCATCTATAAGGTGCAAAAACTATTTGACAAAATCCTTACCAAACTTAAGTTAAGAAAAGAAGAACCAATTCATATTTATTGGACCGGCAAGATGTATCTATCAAATTCTTATATAATTGCAACTCTTATAAAGGACGACGACGATGCCCGTAGGTCCGACACGCACCAAAGCTCAAAAACAAAAAGTCGTCCATACTGAGATGCATAAGTTCAAGCATGGGCAGCTCCATTCAGGGTCTAAAAAAGGGCCGCTTGTAAAAAGTAGAAAGCAGGCAATAGCCATTTCACTTTCCGAATCAGGCCAGTCACGAAAGAAAAAGGATTAAAGTTATGGGTAAAGGGACTGTTACCAAAGGCTCATCGGTTAAATACGGTTCAGGCCAATATGATTCTACACCTCATGGTGGTAAAGGCAAAGAACAGAAGCTTTTGCCGCCAGCGGCTGGGGAAGGTTACAACAAACCTACGCCTCATACCAATGAAGCTACAGTAAGGGATGGGGTTGAAGGTAAAGGAAGCCGTAAGCGCGGCTATCAAATGGATGCTCACAGTGGTTTATACCACGGTCCAAAAGGTGAGGCTGTAGGTCATAGCAGCGATCTCAGACCTATGGAATACGATCATCCGCTCTACAGTGAAGGTGGGGAAGGCAAAGAAGTAGGTAATGTTGGTACTGGCCGTCATCATTCCGAAGGTTCAGGTAAAGCTGAACATCACCCGCCAGCTCCAAAGACAGCCCATATATTCCCTACAACTGGTTCTGCTGGTGCACATGGTTTTGGGCATACAGGCAGTCAACGCCAAGGCGTGCTGCGTATGTCAGGGCATACAAAAGGGCACCAAATAGGGAAGCGGTAATCCTAAATGTTAAGATGGCTTCGGGCCAAATCAGTTGAGGTTAGAAACTAATGGGCGGTCCAGGAAGTGGGCATGGTACTAAAAGGCCAGATCATCCAACTGGTGTTTTGACCAAGGGCATACCAAAGACTTATTCGCAACAACGTAAACATTTAAAATCGTTGTTTTCGGATAAGCCTGATCCAAGCTGCTATGGTCATAAAAGGGAACGTGACCGTATGGCAGGCTTGCCTGATTATGGAAAGGCTACCCTTGATAGGGCAAAGGAACGGTATGAGCGTGACTCGGAGCTTAAAATGTTTGAGGAAAATCGTCGTAAAGCGATTGCTTTAGAAGCAAGGGACTTACAAGATCTTGCTCGTCAGATGGCAACTAAGGCTATGGGGGCCTTAGTTGCCATATTGGATAATCCAGACTCAGCCGACTCTGCCAAACTGCAAGCTATTCAAATGTTATGGGATCGGGGCTATGGCAAGCCGGCTGCTACAACGGTTAATATAAATCAGAATATGGATGCAAAGCCAAGTCAGTTAGATGCTGAATCTTTGGATAAACGGATTGCAGATACTCTCAATCGGGTTGAGAAGCTTACGAGAGAATCATCTGAAGATGGTGACAAACGTCCTACTGATATCCGCAAATATAATTAACTTCATTCTAATACACAGGGCTGATAAAGCTTTCATTACGCAGAATGTTAGATGATCCAACGAGTGAATTAAAAACCCTCTCAACAGAGTTGAGGGGGTTACAAACTGAACGCCTGAAAAGGCAGAGGGCAAGAAGTGATCTTTTGACCTATGCCTCGTCAATTGACATACCGGGTGCCCCTGCTAATACTTCTATTGAAGAAAAGGAAGAATTTGTACCAATAAGGAGTGCCTTTGGTAAACATCATGTTTTATGGCTGAAATGCCTTCAAGATATTGAAGACGGTAAAATCAGACGCTTAATGGGTTTGATGCCGCCAGGAAGTGCAAAAAGCACCTATTCTAGTATTGTATTTCCTACTCATTATTTGGGGCGATTCCCCGGCAGAGCAACAATTGTTGCATCCTATGGTAGTGACCTTCCTAAAAAATTCGGACGCAGAGCCAGATCGGTTGTAAGGCAGCCTATCTATAAGCGTATTTTCAATACTGAGTTATCTCAAGAGAGCCAAGCCGTAGATGAATGGACACTTACCAATGGCAGTGAATGGATTGCTATGGGTATTGGAGCCGGCATCACTGGCAACCGCGTTGACGGTGTTATATGGGATGACTTAATCAAAGGGCGTGAACAAGCCGATTCTAAAACTATCAGGGATAAGACGTGGGATTCATATATTAACGATTTGATGACCCGTAAAAAGCCGGGTGGTTGGGAAGTTGGCATTACTACCAGATGGCATGAGGATGACCCGGCCGGTCGGATTTTACCTCTTGATTACAATGGTGAATCAGGTTGGATTAAAGGTCAGGATGGTAATGACTGGTATGTAGTTTGTTTGCCGGCTGAAGCCGAACGCGAAGACGATATTTTGCAGCGTAGTATAGGTGATGTACTTTGGCCGGAATGGTTTAGCAAAGAACATTTTGCTCCATTCAAATTAAATTCACGAAGCTGGGCTGCTCTATTCCAACAACGCCCTGCACCTGAAACGGGCAACTTCTTTCAGGTTGAATGGCTCAGACCTTATGGTGAAGGTACTCGTTTATCACTTCCTCACCGTGATACTTTACATATTTATGGTGCCAGTGACTATGCTACGACTGATGAAGGCGGCAATTACACAGTTCATATCGTAGCCGGTGTAGACCCTGAACATAATATTTACATACTTGATCTATGGCGTGAAAGAACTTCATCAGATATTTGGGTCGAATCGTTCTGTGATTTAGTCAAAAAATGGCGACCACTAGGTTGGGCTGAAGAAACTGGGCAAATTAAATCAGGTGTAGGTCCATTTTTAAATAGGCGTTTGATGGAGCGCCATTTATATATTGCCCGTGCTGATTTTCCAGCTAGGGGTTCAAAAGAAACTAGGGCACAGTCAATCAGGGGCCGTATGGCTATGGGTAAAGTTTATTTCCCCATATCCCAGCCATGGTTCCATGAACTTAAGCGTGAACTTTTGAATTTCCCGGCTGGTAAAACTGATGACCAAGTTGATGCGTTGGGTTTATTAGGTCAAGTTTTGGATAAGATGATTTCAGGTCACCCATTGTTACCGGACCCTGAAAAGCCAAAAATACTTTCTACAGATCCAAATGAGTGCACAGTTACATTAACTGACTTGTTTGAAGATAATGAAAGGCGTTATGATAAAATCAGACATCAAAGAAAAGTAAGGATAGCCTGATGATTCCGAAACTGTACGTTACATGCTATCGTGATATGGCTCGTGATAGCAACAATCAATTGGTTGGCGCACCTTTAACTCCTCCAATTGCAGAACAAACTATTGACATTACGCATGAATCGATTGCTGGTGCTCAATTTCCACCTCACACAAGATTTATATGCATCAAAGCTGAAGCTGATTGTTGTTTAGCTTTTGGGCAAAATCCTATTGCTGATCCGAATTTTCATTTTATTGATGGTGGTGAACGCATTTTCTATGGTGTGCACGAAGGACATCAAGTTGCAGTAGTTGATTCTACAATCAGGGATGCACAACATGGTATCAATGATGGTGAGCGGTAAGCGCAAATCTTTGATGGATTTGCTATTATCAGATCCCGATAAATTTCAAGCACAATTAAAAGCGCATGATAATGCGGTCACTGCCCGTACGAAAGCGGGGGAAGAATATAATCAGCGCAGAGCTGATGCCATTAAAACAATGCAAGACCTTGCTGAAAAGCAACTCGCTTTTGACATACGCGAAAAACAGATAGAAACGTCTGAAAAACAATTGATGGAATGGGAGCAGCAATTATCCAGAAAGGAAGCTGAATTACATAGACAGGAAAGATTACTTGAAGGCATAAGGCAACAAGCCGATCTTCACAAGGAGGCAGTTAATCAGAGCTGCCGGCAACGTGAAATGGAAGTGGCACACAAAGCCGAACAAGTCAGGCAACGTGACCAAGCGTCTGAAGCTAAAGCTGTGGATATAGATAAAAGATATGCAGCATTAGTTTCACGTGAAACATTGGTATCTGAACGTGAAAAATTCATACTAGATGTGGCCCATAAACTGAAATCATAATGGCAGACCCAGCAGATATTGGTATTGGCGATCAGCCCGATAAGTCCAAACCTAAATACTTAAAGGTAGACTTGGACCCATTGGCTGGGCCTGATGGCGGGGCTATGAGCCGCAGACTGGCATCGTTCTGGATTAATCAAGTTATTGATGTAGATGACGACCGTGAGTTCAAACGTTGGCTCAAGCGCGGTACTACGATTGAAAAACGGTACAGGGATGAACGCAGCCGTGTAGATGAAGAAGGTCAACGGCACGTTAATTCACTTTGGGCTAATGTTGAAATACTTACACCAGCTCTTTATGGAAGGCCGCCAGTTCCTGTATGCGAACGTAGGTTTAGGGATAAAGATCCGGTAGGGCGCGGTGCTGCTCAAATGCTTGAGCGTGCTCTTAGGAATGAAATGGAAATATGCGGCTTTGATGAATCAATGCGTCAAGCTTTGCGTGATTATCTATTACCAGGGCGTGGTTCAGTTTGGGTAAGGTACGAACCTGAATTTGGTGAAGGGTCATCAATTCCAACTGATGATGAAATGGATCAGACCGATTCTCAAGGTCCGATTGAATCCCCTGATGAATCTGAAGAGGAAGAAAAATTAAGGGAAACTGGCATCCGAGTAACACGGGAATCAACACCTGTTGATTACATTCAATGGACTGACTTTTATACATTCCCATCAAAAGCACGTATATGGAAGGAAGTTACTGCTGTAGGTAAGCGGGTTTATATGACTCGTGAGCAAATGAAGAGGAGGTTTGGCGATGAAATTGGCCGAGCTATACCTTTTCAGAAGGATGATCGCAGGACTCGCCGCCAGGAGGATTCGGCGCATGGCCATGCGATTGAGGAAAAAGCACAGATATTTGAAATATGGGATAGAACCAAAGAAGAAGTCGTATGGATTGCTGAAGGGTATCATTACCTTTGTGACCGTAAAGACGATCCCCTCAAACTTGAATCTTTCTTTCCATGCCCCAAACCCTTATACGCTAACCCTACTAATAATACTCTGGTACCTGTGCCTGATTTTATACAGTATCAAGACCAGGCAATTCAGATAGATGAATTAACCCAGCGCATTTCTATGTTAGCTAAAGCCTGTAAAGTTGCCGGTGTTTACAATTCGGCAGCTAAAGGTATCCAACGGTTATTTAATGAGTCTGTTGAAAATGAAATGATCCCAGTCGATGACTGGGCAGCTTTTGCTGAGAAAGGCGGTATAGCCGGTAACCTCAGTTTTATTCCGCTTAAAGAAATAATGGGAGTTATTGAAGAGCTTACTAAAATAAAAGAACGTGCTCTTATTGAGATGGACCGCCTTACTGGTATTAACGATATTATGCGTGGAACGACTGACGCCCGTGAAACTTTGGGTGGGCAGCGTCTTAAATCAAATGCTTCAGGTACAAGGCTTCAAGCGCGTCAGAATGAAGTTGTCAGATTTGCACGTGACGTGTTGAAGATCATGGCCGATATCATGTGTCGGCATTTCAGTGCTCAATCGCTCATAGAAGTATCTGGGGCTCTCTATGAGCAAGGTCTGGGCACTATGGATGTAGCTACACATGATATGTTACTTCAGACGGATTTGCCTTCTGGACCTGTGACAGAAGGTCAAGGCGGTTATCCAACGTCAGGTTTGATTGGCACCTCCTCCGTGCCAGGGGGACCGGGTGGCAGTGGTGTAGGTCCAGGCAGCGTACCACCAAGGCCGCCCGGTCCAGTCCCCCCAGGTCCAATGCCTCAAATGCCAGGGGGCATGCCCCCAGGAGGTATGCCCGGTGCGCCAATGCCAGGAATGCCGCCAACTGGCCTTACCCCAGGAATGCCCTCAATTCCAGGTGCTCAGCCCCCTGGACCGCCACCTATTCCAGGTCTCCCAGCTAGGCCAACGCCACCTGCCGCGCCAAGTTTTGGCTTCCAGGGACGTATGCCCCCTAATAATGCACCTTCAAACCCAGGTCTGCCTACTGAACTAATAGATAAAATACAGGGCTTTGAAAGAATTGCCAGATCAATACGCCTTATTAGGGATGAGAAATTATTAGGGTTTAGAGTTGAAATTGAAGTTGAGTCGACAATATATGCTGACACTCAACAGGAAAAGGCTGACAGAACAGCATTTATAGCATCAGTCACCCAGTTTCTTCAACAGAGCATGGTGATTGGTGCACAATTGCCTCAAGCAACACCATTGCTCGGAAAATTCCTCCAATTTGGAGTTAGAGGTTTTAACATCGGACGCGAGTTAGAACAAGCCATTGAGGATTTCTGTGATGAGGCTGTGGTAGCTGCTAAGATGCACCAACAGATGGCACAACAGATGCCAAATCCGATGCAAATGAAAGCCCAGGCCGATATGATGAAAGCCCAGGCCGATATTCAAGGGCAGCATTTTAAGATACAAAGTGACCAACAGAAAGCCCAGGCTGAGGTCCAACGGCAGCATATTGAAAATCAGGGTGAATTACAGAATTCGGCAGCCGATACACAGCAGAAACAGCTTGATATGCAGATGCGTCATATGGAGATGGAAATTGAATTAATCCGACTTCAAATTGAAAAGATGAAAGCACAAGCCCAGCTCCAGACTGAAGGGTTAAAGGCACATACGGCACAACAACAATCAGTAATGGATCAACATAAATCAGTCTTAGATATGCAGGGTATGCATATGCAACATGCGCAGGATCAGCAAAAGATGCAGATGCAGCGTGAAGAGCATGACCATAATATACAAAGTATGGGCATGGAGCATAATCAAGAACAGCAAAAGATGCATCAGCAAGGTCTATTTGACCAGCAAAAGTTGTACGCACAACAACAGCAACACGATCAAGATCTGCAAATGCAGCGCGAGCAACAGCAGCATGAAATTGAGCAGGGCCGCGTAGAACATAATCGAAGTATGGAACAAGGCAATATGCAGCATAAGTTGGCTAGGGCAAAATTGAGTGCAGCCAACAAGCCGAGAAGCCAATGAGCATTTTTAAATCAATAATGGAAACTGTCTGTGACAAAAAGTTTGGCACAATAGGCTACAGCATTTCAGAATGGTATGTTCCAAACACTAATACTATGAATTATACGGTTCAATATCAAGGCGAGACAAAGCAGATAACAATACATGGAATAGCTGACATAGAATATTATGGTGGATCGGTTGGAGCGGTTATGAGGTCAGAGCTAGATAAGGAATTTCCGTAATGCCAACGTATGTAATCAGAAATGGTGAATTAGTAGATAAACGTTTTGCGGAACCTCAGTATCAAACTGATAGTGCTGCCAATGTTATCAGCGATACTATGGACTCTACCCGTCACATGGCTGATGGCAATTATTATGAAAGTAAGTCAGAGTTTAGAAAAGCCACAAAGGCCGCAGGTTGTATAGAGTACGGATCAGAGATTCCGACTTTACTTAAGCCGCGAAAGCCAATACCTTTGGATAGAGCCAAGCGCCGTGATGATATACGGCGAGCTATATATGAACTTAGAAATGGAATTCGTCGGTAAGGAATGTTGAACATGGACCTCAATCAAGAAGTTGATACCTCCACCACGCGCATACCACCGGAGGCTGACACAAGTTCTGATCGCGATAATTTTGGTTATGATCGTGACCGTGATCGTGATCGTGACAGAGATAGGGATAGTCGGAAAGATAGACCATCTGTAAGGGATACTATCAGGCAAACGTTTGATGATGCCCGTCAGGATGATGCTCAGGAAGAGCGACCTCGTGAACGTGTACGTGAAGAAGAGCCACCTGAGACCGAAGCTGGGACGGGCAAATCTGAAAAGAAGGCTGCTGAAGAAACAGCACCTACATCTTGGACTAGGGAAGCTAAGGAATCATGGGCTGAACTTCCTGAGCGCATAAAGAAGGAAGTTCTTAAGCGTGAAACTGATATGCAAAAGGGGGTTGAATCCCTTAAAACTCAATATAAAGAAATTGATGAAGCTATTGCACCTTATGCGCCAGTTATCAAACAGTTTCAAAAGACCCCAGCCCAGGCAGTTTCACAGCTATTTGCATGGTTCGATGCTTTAGCCAAAAACCCAGATCAAGCCTTCCCAGCTCTTTTACAGAGTTACAAGTATGAGCCGGCACGCCTTTTGGCAGCTTACGGCATCGATCCAAATGCATTATACCAATTCTTGCAGCAACAAACTCAGACGCAGCAAACGCAGCAAGCTAATGGGCAAGTGCCTAATGGGCAAGCCCAAGATGACGTACCGCCAGTAGTCAAGAATTATATCAGCGATCTTCAGAAAGAACTAGCTGAACTGAAGAATGCAGTTGGTTATCAATTCAATGGTCTGGCACAGACTTTTGCTGAGCAAAACGCCGCTAAGACTCAGGAAATGTTAGACCGTTGGGCATCAGATAAGCCTTATTTTAACGAAGTTAGGGTTATGATGGGTCATTTATTGACTCCTGATCCTTCAACAGGGCAAGCGGCAGTACCTTTGAAAGACGGCAAGGTTGATCTTGACGCAGCTTATGAGATGGCAATCCATGCCATGCCTGACGTAAGGGCTAGGGTATGGCAGGAATATCAAACCCAGCAAGAGACGGCACGTAAAGCTAAGGCAGAAGCGGATTACAAAGCCCAACAAGATAGGGCTAATAAAGCAAAACGTGCTTCAGGCAGTCTTACCACATCTGCACCCGGTGCGCAGATCAGCCGGCGTGATTCCGCACAAAAGGGTCTTAGTGTGCGGGAAAGCCTAAAACAGGCTATTACTGAACTCTCAAGCAACTGAAATACTAGAGCAGGTAGCCCTCTGGTGGCTACCTGCTTATTTTTGTGGAGATAATCATGCCAAGAGGATTAAGAACTACACCAAAATTGCCTATGAAGGCTAAGCAGTTTAAAGGTATGACGTCTATGACGGCAGCTACAGCCCGGCCTAGCAAGATGATGGGTCCACCTATGGCACCAGTTGGGCCTAAAGGACCAAAAGGTTTTAGTTCGCCAAAGCCAAAAAAGACATTCAAGTATTAAAATGGCATTTAACAGTGATTGGAATCAAATTTACACCAAGAAAGCTATGGGATCGTACCCAGATACGGCATTGGTACGGTTTATAGCTAAGAATTACTACAAAGAACCTGATAGAAAGGCGATAAAATTCTTTGATGTAGGGTGTGGTGCCGGTTCAAGTACGTGGTATCTGGCGCGTGAAGGCTTTAGTGTTGCGGCAATTGATGGTTCATTGATTGCTACTGACCGTTTACGTCAGCGACTTCAGAAAGAAAACCTTGAGGCGCTAATTGCGTGCGGTGATTTAGCCGATCTTACGCTTAAATCTGATTATTTCGACTGTATTATTGACATAAGTGCTCTTTGTTACGTTCCAAATGACAAAATTGATGCCATAATGTCAGAATTACATAAAGTTCTTAAGCCAGGAGGGAAGTTTTTCTCAATAACTCCGTCAATTGAGTGCGATAAAGCGATTTTTAACAATATTATTGAAGGAGTTGACTTACAGGCACGGTTTTTAAGCGATGGCGACATAAAGAACTTGTTTAGAAACTTCACTGAATTCAGTGTAGCACCGTATATGTATGATGATGTTAAACTTTTAGAAATACATGCGGTGAAATGAAATGTTCAACTACTATATGGACCGTGGACTGTCAGTTGTTGAGCTTTTGGTCAAGGTATTTAAGAATAGAACTTGGTATATACCCGATTTTATACAT